ATTAATGATACAGAAGTAGATCTTGATAGTGAAAGAATCGAGGATACATTGACCCTTCTTAATAAATATATACAAGACTCCGACTTTGACCTAGAAAAAGAAAGAGTTAAAACACTTCTTAAAGAAGTATACCTAGAAGCTTGCGAAGCAGAGTAATGTACATCTTATCACTTCATGGAAGAGAAGGAGAAGGAGCCTATGCCGTCACAAATGATGATGGTCATAAGGCTTTGTATCTTTTTGAACATGAAGATGATGCTACAAGATACGCAGGCTTGTTAGAAGCAAATGAAGAACTCCCCTTGACAGTTGTTCAAATAGATGATAAACTGGCTGTAGATACATGTCAGAAACACAAATACAAATATGTTATTATCTCAGAAGATGATATAGTTATTCCACCTTTAAATTATGATAATATTCAAAACGATACGGTGGCGTAATTTTCTATCAACTGGTAATCAGTTTATAATTGTAAGTTTTCAAAAATCCCCGACAAATTTAATAGTAGGTGCTAATGGAGCGGGTAAATCTACTATTTTAGATGCACTAACTTTCGTATTATATAATAAACCTTTCCGTAAAATTAAGAAAGCACAGTTAATTAATACTGTAAACGAGAAAGAATGTGAGGTACAGATAGAATTTGAGATACAGGGTAAGATTTATACCATTGTAAGAGGTATGAAACCTACTTTGTTCCAGATTTACATAGATGGCAAATTACAAGATCAGTTTGCCAATCAATTAGATCAACAGGCACACCTAGAAAATAATATACTTAGACTTAACTATAAATCTTTTACTCAGACAACCATCTTAGGGTCTGCAACCTTTGTTCCTTTCATGCAACTAGGTAATACAGACCGTAGGGCAATCGTTGAGGATGTATTGGATATTAAAATCTTCTCAGGTATGGCTAAAATACTGAGAGATAAGATTAGTAAGGCCAATACAGAGATCAGAGAACTGACAATCAAGAAAGATATGATCTCAGAGAAGATTGAGATGCAAAAGAGCTTCATTGCTGATCTCGATAAGAGTGGAAAAAAGAGAATACAAGAGACTAAAATAAAGTTAGATGGACTATTCAATGATGAGTCCACCTTGATGGGAGATAATAAGAAGTATGACAATTTAATCAAGACAAAATACCAACCTCAACTCGAAAAAGTATCATCTGCTCGTTCTTCTCTTAAGAGAATGAACACAATTAAAATCAAACTGGAACAAAGGATACAGAATGTCACATCCGATCATAGGTTTTTTACAGATAACGTATCATGCCCTACATGTGGACAGAAAATAGAAGAAGAGTTTCGCTTAAATAAAATTGAAGACATCGAGGGTAAGGTCAAGGAGATTAACTCTGCTTACAAAGACCTTACCAAGTCTATTAACGAAGAACAAAAAAAGGATAAAGAGTTCTTAGACACCTCGAAAAAAATCACCACACTCACTAATGACATTTCAACAAACAATTTTAAAATTTCTCAGTATCAACGACAGATACGAGATTATGAATCAGAAATTCAAGAGATTACCGAACAAATTGCAAACAGAAATACTGAGAGAGCCACTCTTAAAGCACTCAAAGGTGAGTTAACAACTGTAGAGAACGATAAATCAAATCATTCTGAAAATATAGACTACTTAGAATTTGCAAACTCCATGATGAAAGACTCTGGAGTTAAGGCAAAGATCATAAGAAGGTATTTGCCTGTCATGAATCAGAAGATCAATAAGTATCTTCAAATGATGGACTTCTATATCAACTTTACCTTAGATGAACAGTTCAATGAGAAGATCAAATCACCTATACATGAGAAATTCAGTTACGAATCATTCTCTGAGGGTGAGAAAATGCGAATTGATCTTGCTATTCTGTTTACTTGGAGAGATATTGCTAAGATGAAGAACTCATCTAGCACAAACATCCTAATCCTTGACGAAATATTTGACAGTTCACTCGATAGTAACGGCACTGACGAGTTTACTAAGATTATCAAGTATGTCATTAAGGATGCTTATGTGTTTATGATTTCCCATAAGGTAGATGAACTCACTGATAGATTGGATAATCTAATTACCTTTGAAAAAATGAACGGATTCACAAAAGTTAGATATTCTACATAATAGTATACTACGGATACCGTGTATGTTATTACTAGATGGATGTCATTCACTTAAACTTGAGTGTGCTCTGAGAGATTTGGGATTCATTGACATGGAATGGAGAACTATTGCCCATGCAGGGATATTTTTGGTGCAACCTGTAGGTATGCCAAATGATCCCGAAGGAGATTTGTTTGGATTTGCAATAACATATGAGAGTAAAGTTATAAAATTACAGAATACAGCGAAGAAGGCATTAGATACGGCGGTAGCATGGTCGGGGTAGACAGTTGACAAACTGGCACACTGTCGCTTGAAATTGGCACATGATCGACTATCATGTGTATATACGACAAAGAAACAAATGCTCACACAGGTTAATTACGAAGTCAAAGGACAACTTGCAAAACTACTTGCAACAGAAGATCTTATCATAGAGAACCGTAAGGTATCTACGGCATCTTTTGATGTTAGTCGTAGAGTTCTTACCCTACCAATGTGGGAGAAGGCTTCTGGGGTCGTATATGACCTTCTTGTAGGACATGAGGTTGGACACGCATTATACACACCAGAGTTCAACTGGACAGAAGATTATCCAGACATTCCTCCATCTTTCATCAATGTTTTAGAAGATGTAAGAATCGAGAAGTTGATGAAACTTAAGTATGCTGGATTGAACAAAACATTTTACAACGGATACTCACAACTTGCTGAACAAGATTTCTTTGAACTAGATTCACATGATATAGAAGATATGGGTCTAGCAGATAGAATCAATATTCATTACAAGATCGGTAACTTTACAAAGGTTTCTTTCGACTCAGAAGAACAAGATTTTGTAGACAGAGCTTTTAAAACTGAAACTTTCCATGATGTTCTTGAACTTGCTCAGGAGTTATATGAATATATCAAAGAGCAACAGGAAGCACAAACTAAACTTGATGATCTTGAGTTTACATTTGGTAAAGAGAGTTCGCCTGGTATGGGAATACCTTTCCAACCATCTGATTCTGAAGATGGTATTGAAATGGAAGGAGATTCAGATAATGGAGATGAAGATGGTGATGGTGGCCAAGGTCAATCTGATTCTCAAAGACCTTCTATGGAGGAGTTGAATGATGATCTACAATCTGCATCAGATATCTCAGGTGGAATACATGGTGGAGTTGAGGGAGCAGTCACAGACAAAGCTCTTGAAAGTAACTTAGAAAAGTTAAACAAAGAATCTACAAACACATATTATGAACCAGAATATGTTGAGTTACCTCAACTTAATTTGGACACAGTAATTGCTAGTAACAAGAGTGTTCATGACTACCTAGATGAATACTGGATTAAATCTCAAAAACATTTTGATACAGAAGCTAATTCTATTCATAAAATAACTTCACCGAAAGTTATAACGGATATTTTTGAACCTGTTGATAATAATTACAGACTATTCAGAAGATCTGCACAGAAAGAAGTCAACTATCTTGTAAAAGAGTTTGAGTGCCGTAAGTCTGCTGATGCATATGCCCGTGCTACTGTGGCAAAGACAGGTGTTCTTGATTGTACAAAACTTCATTCATACAAATACAACGAAGATCTATTCAAAAAGATTACAGTTCTACCAGACGGTAAAAATCATGGTCTTATATTTGTCCTTGATTGGTCTGGTTCTATGAGCACTGTTCTTATGGATACTGTCAAACAGTTATTCAACTTGATTTGGTTCTGTAAGAAAGTTCAAATTCCTTTCCAAGTATTTGCTTTCACTAATGAGTGGAATCATTACAATGAGTGGGATGATGAATATGGCTACAGATCAAGACCACCTATGCCTCTTCATCATGAAGAGAAAGATTGTAGAGTAAAAGTTGGTAGTGAGTTTAGTATGGTTGAGTTCTTTACAAGTGATTGTAAGAAGTCAGATCTAGAAAAACAAATGCTCAATATTTGGAGACTTTCTACTGCACTATCCATGTCATACAGATGGGATTGTAATGTTTACTATCAAGCTCCTAGAAGATTGAATCTATCAGGAACTCCACTTAATGAGGCTTTAGTATGTTTGAATCAAATAATTCCTTTGTTCAAAAAATCTACTGGAGTACAAAAAGTTCAATGCGTCACTCTTACAGATGGTGAAGCACATCCATTATCATACAATAAGTTCATCAAATCTCATACAGGAGACCCACTAATGGATTACATGGGAACTAGATCTACTATGAATGGTTCAGTTTTTATCAGAGACAAGAACAATGGTAAGACATACTCATGTAATTCTCATCAACATGAATTGACATCAGCACTTCTAAATCAACTCAGAGGTAGATTTACAGATGTCAATTTCATAGGTATCAGAGTCATGGACAATAGAGATGCTAATTCATTCATCCGAAGATATATGGATTGGGATTTTGATAAGGTACAACATATCCAAGCTTCTTGGAAAAAAGATAAGTCTGTCAAACTTACTGATGTTGGATATCATGCCTACTTTGGAATGTCATCAAGTGCTCTTGGTAATGATACTGAGTTTGAAGTGAAGGAAGATGCAACCAAAGCACAGATCAAATCTGCTTTCAAAAAATCTCTTAACAATAAGAAGATGAATAAGAAAGTCCTTAGTCAATTCATGGACTTTATCGCATAGTGACAATTATATTAGTGTCACAACATACCTTTACAGTGGTAGCATATACCACTATAATTAATACATAACTACATAATGAACAATGCCTTTTGAAGCTAAAGTGAATCCCGAATCTCTAATCAATTCTCTAAGAGATCTATACGGTACAAAAATTACCGCTGCACACATCAAAGCCTACTGTGCTCAAAATGATGTGGGGTATCAAACTGTCACCAAATATCTAAAACCTTACAAGAAGGCGATTGGTAAATGGAATCTAACAGTTGCACAAAAACTAGAAGAGACTTACAACAAAGCTGCTGCAGCGCCAGCTATACAGACACAGAATCTAATTCCTGATGTTGACCCTAACTTTGTTAAGTTTGGAAACTTCCAAGACATCAAAAAGATTATTCAATCTAAATTATTCTATCCTACTTTCATTACTGGACTATCAGGTAATGGTAAGACATTCGGTGTTGAACAAGCCTGTGCTCAACTTAAGAGAGAAGTTGTTCGTGTAAACATTACTATCGAAACTGATGAAGATGACCTTATTGGTGGTTTCCGCCTTGTTAATGGTGCCACAGTATGGCACAATGGCCCAGTCATTGAAGCCCTCGAACGAGGTGCAATCTTGCTCCTTGACGAAATCGACCTTGCCTCCAACAAAATTCTCTGCCTTCAAAGCATCCTTGAAGGAAATGGAATTTTTCTTAAAAAGATTGGAAGATTCGTTAAGCCCGCAAGAGGATTCAACATATTCGCCACCGCAAATACTAAAGGTAAGGGTTCAGACGACGGAAGATTTATTGGAACTAACGTGCTCAATGAAGCCTTCCTCGAGCGATTCCCAGTTACCTTCGAGCAATCCTACCCCTCAGTAAAAACAGAGGAGAAGATTCTAAATCTCTTATGTGATGACAAAGAGTTTTGTAAGAGACTTGTTGATTGGGGTGACATTATCCGTAAGACATTCTATGATGGTGGTGTAGAAGAAATCATCAGTACACGCCGTCTAGTCCACATTGTAAAAGCATATTCAATCTGGAAGAACAAAGAGAAAGCAATTGAAGTATGTGTCAATCGTTTTGATGATGAAACTAAACAGGCATTCCTTGATCTATATGATAAGGTAGATGCTGATGTAAACTTTGGAGGAGAGACACCTGATGAACCTATGGAAGAACTACAAGTCCCTTCTGTATAAAACATTTCCAGACTTAAAGCTTGAGTCCGAGTGGGCTACATGGGAAGGTAAAGGTACTAACTTAACTGCTAGAACCTATACCAACCCATACTTTATTAAGTCTAGAGAAGTAGATATATGGAGTGATAAATCATGTATCTACAATACGATAATCTATCCTAAGACAGGCAGTAATCTACCTTGCTTTGGTATGGATTTGATGGGATTTTTTGAAAAGAAAGTTATTATTGTATTTGACT